AAGCAGCGAAACAGTGGAGATGAATTCCTCCATCAGCGTGATTTTCTCGTGCCACAATGCACTCCGCTCCAAGTTGTCCAAGATGGTCATTGACGTCCCAAGGGTCAAGATCTCCACATTGTGGGTAGGTGAGAAGGGCGTACTTGGCGTTGAATCGAAATCCTCGTGACGATGGAATATTCCCCCGTTCCATGATCCGTTGCAGACGCCTTCGGTGCAGACGTCAAAAGGTCCGTGAATCTCAGCGCAATCCATCACGTGAGTGGTTCTGTAGAGAAATAATGTTATACTCTACAGAACTTTGGAGCCAGAGCCGGCGCAGCTTTTATGGCCGGCTGCCAAGCCATGCTCCACTATAAATTGGGGCCCGACCCCGCACTTGGGCATCAATGCAACCCAACAATGCCACGTCGTTATCGCTCAAGGCGTCCCGCCGCTCGGCGGTCGTACAGGCCCCGCCGATCTTACGCAAGGAAAACGAAGCGAACCTATCGGAAGCGGATATACCGTCGACGCCCCCTCACGAAACGCAGAGTTCTCAATGTGACCTCTCGCAAGAAAAGAGACACAATGCAATGTGTTACGGATGTGAATACCGAAAATCGCAAGTCTGAAGTCTACACCAATGGCGCGGTCAATTTCACCGCAGGTGCAGACCGCAATCCGGTTCAGCTCCTTTGGCTCGCAACGGGTCGCTCAGCTGAATCTTCACCGGGAACTTTAGGCACCATCGTTGAGGCTGCCACTCGCACGTCTCAGACATGCTTTATGCGAGGACTCGCAGAACGAATCACCGTTCAAACTAATGACGGCAACCCTTGGTTGTGGAGGCGCATCGTATTCAAGATGAAAGGTCTCCGCTTTTTCGACGTCGGCCAAGACAATGCCCCGCTCCGGGAACTCTACTTTAGGAATGGTACCGATGGCTATGCCCGTCTGGGTACTGATTGGTTTGGCACTACTGCAGCTTCGACTGTAAACGCGATAGTGTTCAAGGGTACAGAAGGAGATGATTGGGCCTTCACCAATATTGAGGCCGCCCAGGTTGACACCGCTCGTGTCGGAGTCATCTATGATCGAATCATTAAAATTGCCTCGGGAAATGAGGCCGGTGTATCACGGGAGTACAAGATGTGGCATCCGTTCAATCACAATCTTGTGTACAACGATGATGAAACTGGAGCCACTGAGGTTACGTCACATTTCAGCACCGAAGGGAAGCCAGGAATGGGAGATGTATATGTGATGGACATTATTCGTCCCAGTGTTTATTCTGATACTACTGCTGAGATTCGTTGGAATCCACAGGCGTCTCTGTACTGGCACGAAAAATAGGAGACTCAATGAAAACAATTTCGCAATTTCCTTCCAACCAATCGACATCCGCTCCTTTATCGTTCAATGGGTTATTGTTAGATAGATATATGCAGGGCTTTCCCCAATTTATCAGTTGTTTGCCTTTGTACTTGTCTGTGGCGTAGAATTGCTTTTGACAACCTAGCCAGAATTTATAAGCGTGAAAGTACTCGAGCCCTCCTTGCATATCGTCGAATACGGCATACTCGACGTCATCTATGGGCTCGTCTAGGCAGAAAAGACCTCCGAAGTACGCATGTACTCCGAGCGATCTCGCCCACAGAGTCTTTCCCAATCTAGTTCCTCCATAGAGGATGATGGATTTTCGGCGACCTAGGATTAGTCAGTACATGTCTCAGTCATGATGACCTCGGGTCTCATGACTTGACGCCCCCAGGCATCAGTCATCACACCTAGGCACCCGCAGGGGGAAGTCAAGCTCATTCTCAGCGTAGTGCGGAGCACTGCTCCGCCCGTTAGGGGGCTTTGCCCCCTCCATGATAGCTTACCTCCAGTGCAGTTGCCAATATTTTCATGTGCCCATCTATGCAAAGCAGGCACTCCGTCTGTGTGTAACTCAATACCTTCTGGATGGGAGTACGGAGTCCGTTCCAGTCGATACCTCCAATCTGCGTACGCTCTGAGAGAGGGGAAATTGACACAGAGTGATCGAGGGTCCAGCATCTTGCAAAGTCCAAAAAACTCGTCTCTAGTCTCTGCCATGACGATCTCATCCCATTTTTGACTAGACCTAGGAATGCCAGTGTCGTCTCCGCCTGGCCGTCCGAGTCCTCCGGCACAAACGTCTCCATCTTTGATCGTATAGTCGTAGCCAGCGCCCGGTGTGCCTTTGCTTGGGCTAATATTTGGGTGGCAACCCCTGACGTCAAAGCACCTGACGTTCCTAGTGGTAAACTTTCGCTCCCAAGCAGCGAAACAGTGGAGATGAATTCCTCCATCAGCGTGATTTTCTCGTGCCACAATGCACTCCGCTCCAAGTTGTCCAAGATGGTCATTGACGTCCCAAGGGTCAAGATCTCCACATTG